CAAAATCTGACTTGCCGAAAGCCAAATTGTTGATGGTCACATCTTCAAATCGTGCGATTGCCATTTACATCACCAGTGGTTTGTACGGGCGCAGCAAAGTCTGAGCGCCATAAGGAATGGTCTTCAACTTTGTCTCGGTTGTTTCCGAACGATTGTTATACAGGTGCGTCAAAATAAGCAAGCCAGCCTGCTTGATGACGGGATACGCTGCCAATGGGTTTGCCACAGTCGTGTATTGAACAGCAATGGGCGCAGTCATCTGCGTATTGATGTCAGTTGGCAGGCTGCTGATGATGATCTTGTTGCCGCTGTTGTCGTAGTAATACTGCGATGGGTCAACAGGGACAAAAACTGGAGGGAACAGCGAGTTGTAGTAACCCACTGACGCAATGGTCAAAGGCGCAATGTTGGGCGCAAAGTTTTGGCTTGTTTCCGGCAAGTCAAGGCTGACTGGAGTGGCCGTCAAACTCTCTGCGCCATACCAAACACGGTACGTCACAGGAAAGATTGACAAGCCAAGGTAGTCCTCAATGTACATCCGTGTTGCCAAGTCCAAAGACAGGACATAAGCGTCCTGACTCTGATCGTCAAACAAGTTTAATTGATTGGTGACTTCATCAGCAGTCAGCCAATTGGTGGTCACATCCCGGCCAATCTGCTCAACCTTTACATAGTTGAACGGATTGCGGGTTTGACCACCGTAAGGCAGGCCAGTCAATACGCTTTGCACGGACATACTTATCCCCTTTAGGCACTCATGCGAACGCCAGCAAACGGGTCACGCACTGAGCTAACTACACGCTTCTCAGCATACAGTGTAACGAAACCGGGAGTGGTCTGGTCCATCATCTGGATAGACATTTCCTCGGTGTCGCCAATGGTCAAGAAACGAGGCCAGTTTGCCAAGTAGATGGGGAATGAGCTTGACAGGTATGGGTTGGGGATCACAGGGAACCCAAACATGCGGCCAACAGCAGCGCCGTCCTCATCGCCAACTTCCAAGAACAATGGAAGACCTTGCGAATCCTTTAGGCTACGCAGCGAATCAATCATGGCAGGGCTGATGTGCCAAGCATTACCGGGCATGGCCCAATATTGCGAGGGGAACGCATTCACGACATCAACAATGTTGTTGTAGACCACGCCGCCACCTGTTTGAGCCACTGTAGCGATGCTGTGGATGCCGTTGGTGATGGCAGTGCCCGATGTGCCATAAGCACTGGCCGAGGCAGACACATACATGTCCAAACCACGCAGGCCAGATGTTGCGCCAGTCGATGTGGTGGTCGAGCCAGCTTGGTCCGAGTTGATTGCCATTGAAGCGCCTTCAACTTGGGCAAATTCCAAAGCGAGGTCTTCAACAATGGTTGCTTCCAAGCCATTCACATCCGACATAACAGCCGAACGAATAGGCAATTGAGCAGTCACAACACGCACAGGCAGTTGCCAAATGCTGGTGTTGGTGTTTGGAGTGCCCACGTTGTTTTGAACGGGGTAGCCCCAAGGGTTTGTTTGGTTTGTTGCGTTACCAGTCTTGGCAACGAACTGCATGTCAGAGCCAGCAACAGGCACAACGCGAGAACCCATGCGGAAGGGGTTGGCGTAACGCAGTGCGGCGAAAGCATCATCGAATACTGCACGACCACCCACACCAGAGCCAGAGCCAGTGATTGCAGAGGCTTCTTTCAGGTCGATGTTGACTGTGCCGCCTTCGGTAATGGCTTGCTTAATTCCAGCGAGGATTTTTTCAGTGATGGTCATGGCAATTTCCTAAATTGAGGGCGCAAAAAGGAGGGGCCGTAGCCCCCCCATTTTTATCAGGTCGCAGTGCCTGTCGAACGGTAACGCACACCAGCAAAGGGATCGCGCACCGATGTTGCAAGACGTTTTTCCCCAAAAAATGTTATAAATCCTGGGAGCGTCTGGTCGTAGCGGCGCATGACCATGTTCAGGCGGTCAACGATGGTGTGGAAGCGGCTCCAGTCAGCAAAGTACATGGGGTACAGGCTGGTAGTGCCAGCGGAGCCAGTAGTTGTCTGGCTAGGATTGTCCAGATACTTGTTGACCACCACATCAAAGCCCAACAGGCGACCAACGATGCCGTTGGTTTCCAGAGGGGACATACGCTCAAACACTGGAGTGCCGTTGTCGTCCACCAAGCCACGGATTTGGGCCAGCAGAACAGGACTCACAACAAACTTGGCGCTTTCAGTCCAGTACTGCTGTGGCAGTGCGTAGATGAAGTTCACAACGTCTTTGTAAGTGATGTTTGCAGCGCCAACAGTGTTAGCGTTGGAAGTCAACTGGTCATAAGTAGCCAAGCTGTGCAAGCCGCTGGTGGAACCAGTGCCAGACGAGCCGAAAGCTGCTGTAGAAGTTGTGCCGCCAGTGTAGGTGCTGTTTGCGCCAGCGTACTGATCCAAACCGCGCAGGCCGTCAGCGCCACCAGTTGCAACGGTAGTGCCGTCACCAGATTGGTCGTTGTTGGCGATCATGGACAGGGCTTCGTTCTGAGCGAATTCAGCCAGCATATCGTCAACCACGTTTGCTTCCAAACCATCAATGTCGTCCAAAGCCGCAGTACGGATTGGGAACTGCACGTTGATGTCTTTCAACACAACTTGCCAGATGGTGGTGTTTTCAGTCGTTGGCGTACCGTTGTTCTGGATGCCGTAGCCCCATTGAGCGCCAGCGTTGCCAGTCTTGACACGGAACTGATAGCTGGAGCCATCAGTAGCCACAGTGCGAGACACGCCGCGCAGGGGGTTAGCCAAACGCAGAGCAGCAAACACTGGATCGTAAGCTGTACGGCCACCTTTGCCATCACCGCCAGCGGTCAGGGCAGAGGCTTCCTTCAGGTACGCATCCATCTGAGCTTCGTCAGCGAAAATCTTCAGTTCTTTTTCGAACGAGGACTTGCCGTTGATGACGGACTTCAGTTGCTCACGAACCGACTTGTTCACATCGCCGCGAACAGTCTTTTCAGGCTTGATGACAGCGGGAGCTTGCACGGAGGCAACTTTGGCTTCCAGAGCAGCAACCATTTCGCTGAACTCGGCCTTGACGGCTTCAACAGCAGCGGGGATTTTGGCTTCAACGGCCACGATGCTTTCAGCTTGTTTAGCTTCGATAGCATCCAATTTTTCGATGATTTCTTTGGACATGATTAACCTTTCAGTCGTTTGTCGAGGAGTTTGAGAAACTCACGATGCTCAAGAGCAGCGAGAATTTCAGCTTCGGTTGCCTCCGCATCAGAATCACTCTGAGTTGGCGCAGTTTCAATAGGCTTTTCAGCAGCATCACGCTGCTCAATCACCGTCTTGAACACAGATGCGGCGGCAACCGACATCTGCTTGGACAGACCTGCATCCCGCAGGGCTTCTTCCAATACTTTCAGGTCAGCGGAGCCGTCTTCACGGAAATACTCCAGCTTTTTGACCTCTGCTTTGGGATTGTTGGGGTACATCACCACGCTGGTTTCGCGCAGGCCACCTTTGGTGATCTGGAAATAACCGTCTTCGTAATAGTCGCCAGAACCAGCAGGGAATGCTTCGCCGTCTTCCTTGACCCACTGGTATTCGTCAGCGTAAGCGCCAACAGACACGCCGCCAAACATGTTGGGCGATTCGCACATGACTTGGTACAGGTCAGAGCCAGCAGTGGTGTTCAGAAACAAGCGACCTTTGGCGCTCATGCCTTCATCATCCATTTCCAGTTCTGTCCATTCGCCAACAGGCATGGAATCAGCGTTGTGGTTCAGGAACATGGGCAGGGGACGGCCAGCTTCGGCAAATTCACTTGCCCAATCCATAAAGCCTTCAGGCTTATAGAAAAACTTGCGACCATCAGCGCCTTCACGAGCGCCCCAAGTGGTGATGCGAGCTTCAATCTTTCCTGTCGGTTCGCCGTTTGCGGCCTTTTCGGACAGGTTCAGCTTTGCTTCGCAGATGAGATTCAGTTGCTTCATTGATTGCCCCTAAAGCAATGGATTGGTTGTTGTCCTGTATTTTAGGGGATTGCCCTTGTGATACGGGCAAATGTATTGATGGCCTGACGACCTGTTTTGCCAATGCTACCAGATATTTTGAATCAGTACGCATTTTTAATCAAGTCTTGGAGCCAATGTTCATCTTGCTTTTCTGGCTTCCACCGCCGCCACCAGTATCTTGAGCAGAACTGCCGGGAATCGGTTCTTCAGGTTTGTCATCCTTAACCAATTCGTCTGCGCCTTCCATTGAGGGCATGTTCATGTATTCACGGGCTTCGTTCGGAGTCATGATGCCGTTCTTCACGCCAGCAGTTGCAAAGTTCATCTGGTCCAGAGGAGCGCCCTTGAGGAAGTTCTTGGTGTCGAACTCCACGCACAGGCTTGGGTAGCCTTGCAGCAGATGGCCCTTGAGCTTTTCCTGCACGTTCACAATGATTGGGTACATGGTGGACTTGTAGAACTCATCCATCTGCGTTTGCGTGTTGTTGAACTTGCTGTCCGAGATTCCAATCATGGCAGGCGGGACACCAAACAAGCCGCAGATACGCTTCATGGTTTGCAGCTTCAAAGCAGCAGCGTCAGCGTCTTGCAAATTCAGCATTTCCAGCTTCTGGTACTTCATGCCTTGGTCCAGCAACATGCCCTGACCGGGTTTGCTCGGGTCAGAGTTCTTGCTACCAGTCATGTTGGCCCAAGCCTCTTTCAGACGGGCCGCAACCTCTTTGTACTTGCCATCAGGAACGACTTGCTCGGTCACAAACATGCCAGAAGGCTTTGCGCCGTTCTGCATGACAAAGTTGGCGTACAGGTCGATGTCTTGGTCGAGGCCAACAAGCTCAGTTGCCAAGATGCCCTTGTTGAAACCAGCCGAACCCTGCCAAGCCATCTCTTTGCAGTGCATGACTTGATGCGCGGCCAGTGGCTCGTCCTTGCTGAAGCCGTAGCTTGGCGTGGACAGTCGGTAAGACGGGTAACGGGTAGGCGTGATCTGGGCGGCAATCAATGTGCTGTCCAAGATGTACATTTCCAGAGGAGTCTCGGTCGAGTTCTTCTGGTCTTTGCGCCACCACAGAGTAAACGCCTCGCCAGACAACTCGTACCACATCAGCCACTGATACCAGAACTCATACTTGCTCTGGAAGTTGTTTGGATTGCCGAGCAGCTTGGCAACTTGCTTGGCCTTAGCCTTGTCCCGAGTGCCAACTTTGTCAGAACGGATGGCATCGACAGTCTGACCGTCTTCTGTCTCGTAGCAAACCTTGATTGGCAACTGAGCAAGCGCACGGGCCTTCAAGCCAACGCAGGCCATGATGGTGCTGTTGCGACTAAGGACCGACATGTCCACGCTACGGCCAGCAGCCGTAGCACTGGAGGTGGTTACATACAGAATCTGGGTATTGACAGTCGGACGCTTGTTATCGCCTTGATAGACGATGTTGTTGCCCAAAGCAGTCTGACCGAACAGTGTGTTCGCTTCATTTTGGGATGTGTTTTTGCCCTTGAAAACGTCAAGAATACCCATGATTCGCTCCTATTTCCTCATACTTTACCACTCCAGCGACCTAAAGCCAAACGAATCGCTGACAAATACGTTGTCCAGATGGCAGTGCAAAGCCATAATCATCGCAATAATACCGTCAACCTTGGCGCTTGGGTCGGCTTCGTTCTTGCGAACTTTCACGTTTCCGTTCACATCAATGTAAACCTCGCAGTTTCCAAGCTGCCAGCCCACAAAAGCATTGCCGTCATGCCTGATGGCTTTCTTCAGGATGAGTTGTTCAGTGGTCTTGGACGGGTTGGACAGAACCGCCATGCCCTGACCCACTTTCTTCACGGGCAAGCCCTCGGCATACAGGTTTGCCACCAGCGCAGCAGCGTTGTACGGGTCGTATCCGATTTCCTTGACATCAAACTTCTCGCATTGCTGCTTGATGAACGATTCAATCTCGTTCAGGTCGGTCACGTTGCCGGGAGTGAGCCGCAGGATGCCAGTGCGATGCGCTTCCATGTAAACGGACTTGTAGTGGTTTGGCACAAAGTCCAAGGATTCCTCCGGCAAGAAGAACTGGAACTGCGAATAGAAGTCCTCTTCGCCGTATCGGTGCAAAGTCACCACGGCATTCAAGTCTCGCGTGTGGGCCAAGTCAAATCCGATGAATGTGGACTCTGGCTTGTCGGTCGGCAGCTTGTCAACAGACTCGTCCCAGAACCTGCGGTCAACCCATGCCGAGTTGGCCGACACATAGATGTTGAGTTGCTTGCACAAAAACTCGTTCAAGGACGCAGGCTTGGCAGAAGCCTCTTCGGCCATGTGCTGGATGTGTTCAATCGTGACCGACACACCAAGCATCGGGTTGGCCTTGCCCCAAACGTCAGGATTGCTCCACTCGTCACCGGGGTCGATGCTGTAGAGCAGGCCAAACCATCGGAAGTTGTCAGGCGCAGCGCCGCGCAGCACTTGCCTGAAGTGCGACAGGTCTTCGTAGAACTTGGTTTCCTTGGTGAAGCTGGCTGTCGTCAGGTACATCCGCATCGGGTTCTTCCGTGCGCCCATACCCGAGTGCAACACCTCAATCGACCCTCGCTCAGTGATCTGAGCCGCCTCGTCAATCATGGCGCAGGACGGGTTCTTGCCGTCACCAGTCTTGCGGTTCTCGCGGGACAGCGCCTTGTAGGTAGAAGTCGAGTCTCCAGCCTTCTTCAATTCGCTTCGGTAGGCAATGAACTTGGAGGCCAGTTCCGGCTTCATGCCCTCAACGATGGCCTTGGACGAGTCAAAGCAAATGGATGCCTGCTCACGGTTAGTCGCCAACGTGAAGACTTCGGCTCCAGCGTCACCAAACTGCAACTCGTACAGGGCAATGATGGAAGCAATGGTGGTCTTGCCCGACTTGCGCGGCACAAACAAAATGATGTCTGTCACCCAGCGAAATGAGTGGTCACGCCTGTCGCGGAAACCATAGATTGCGGCCAAGTACATGACTTGGAAGCCCTGCAACTCAATGGGCTTTCCAGCCTCTGGCCCTTTGACATGGCGGCAGAACTTGACAAATTTCAGGATGTGTTCGGCTTTGGCCGGGACAAACTCGTATGGCGAATCCTTGCGCTCCACCATGTCCAAGAACCGCTGGCAGGCAAGTTTCACATCCTCGCAAGCCTTTATGTCTCCCCGAACCACCCCAATGGCGTAAGCAAACGCAGGCTCAAGCAGTGGCGAATAGCTCATCTACGTCACTCACTTTTGCTGTCAACTTTGGACGGCCACGGGCAACCAGCCCCAACTCCGCAAGAATCTTGATGGCCTTGTCGCCCATCTCAGTGCGAATCTTGTACCAAGGACTTGCCGCCTCACCAGAGTTGTACTGGTACAGGTGGCCCATCTCGCGGATGTTGATGTGCGCGGTCAACAAACTGTCAACCGTGATGACGAGCGATCCAATCAGGAACTCATCGCTGGCCGTGAGTGTGCCAGTCGAGCCTTCTACCTCTGCGCGGATCGCAGTTTCAAAAGCCGACTTGTCCCAAGTGTTTGGGTCTTCCAAATATTGAAGGATGTGACGAGGTTTTTTTGCCATAAGAACTTTCTTTTGTCTTGTTTCACGCAAGCGTAGCACATTCAGGGAAATCCTTACACCCCCTCCTGACTTTGTACCCCTACGAAATTGAC